CTCCATGTAAATACTTCTCTACCATAACACATCCATCCGAACCATAATTCGGAAAGGAGACAAGAAATACATTATCGCATTTCTCTTTAAGTTTGTTAAGCAGAATTTCTGCTTGTGTTGATTTACCGGAACCATCGATTCCATCAATGACAATTAATTTCATAAGTAAATCTCCTTTACTTTCTTTATTACTATTAAGTTTCCTAGATAGTAATTTCCTATTCTTCATCTTTATAAATATCAGTACAATATACCTTTACAGATAATATCTTTTTATGATCTCTAGAACGCATTGGAACTACTGTAAATCTAATAGATTCACAATGTATTGTAACTGGATGTAATGCCCCTTCAGCTGGAGATATGTTACCAGAAGCTTTAACATCTCCTTCTCTAAGAATCACATATTTAATTTTAAGATGAGGGTCTAAACCTCTACTTGCACGGAATGAAATAGTATAAGTATCGCCCTTTACTTCATAAGTAAGAATATAATCCTTACTTAAACACAATGCGTAAACATTATTAGTTAAATCATACTTATCGATACAGCTATCAATTTCTTCTAAACGTTCTTCTGTACCTGCATACCAATATTCATCACAGATCGGATGTACTTCTGTAACAAACTTATTTTTAGGAATGCATCTTCCTAACCACTCGTAGCCACATAAAAGACAATTGTGACCACATTTCTTTTCAATAGCTTTTGTTTCTTCACTCATAATTTTAATCTCCTTTATTAAATATTGTATAAGATTATATCTTATCATATTTATATTATATAATTAATAAACAAATTTAACAGCGTAGAACCATTACGATTCTACGCTGCATTATTTTACTTACCTGGAGTATATGGCTTTGTACCGTCTCCAGTATCTCTTTCAGGACGAAGTGCAACAGAAGGTAACTTACCAGAAAGATAATCTCTCTGACCTACCTTAGCTGCTCTCTGAGCCTTGCTACCATACTTCTTAGTAATCTGGTTAATAAGCTGACGCTCCTTAACACGTAACTTAACCAGCTTATCCCACAGAGGATCATTCTTTTCCTTTGCTACCTGGAAAGCTGCCATCTTAGTACGACGAGTTAAATCATCGTTCTTAGATAATCTAATAAGTGTATTTCTGCCAACCAATCTCTTTTCAAGCATTGCCTGACACTCTTCACTCTCAGTGAAAGCCTTAAACTGCTCTGGAGTTAAGTGTGCTAACTCATATGCAATAAAAGCTTCTAAGAGTTCATCTACATTTTCAACTTCCTGAGCTGCTTCCGTCATCGGATCAAGAACAGGCTTGTTTCCGTAAAGTCCCATATTGTGGTACCTCCTTATTTTTTATTATTTAGATGTTTTAAGGTGTAAAAACACCTATTTACATAGATGTTAGACATATATTACCAATCTAAAAGATTAGCAAATTCATTTATATATTTCTCTATCCAATCAAAATCCCAATCATATAATTCAGCTTTATTATTACCATATTTATACTCAAAAGATTTATCAGTGGCATTCTTTACATGTATCATTCCAATACATTTCATTTTAACAGGTTTTAATACCCAAACCTCACCTGTTATCTTACAATCTGGTACTTCTTTAATAGTTGGTATATGAATATCTTTCTGTGTCAATTCTGTATCGACTACATGTATAAATATATCTTTATCTTTTAAATTCATGCTCATAGCTCTAAGACATTTACCTACAGATGTAGATACACATACTCTTTTAGTCTCATTATCCTCGTATCCATATTTAGTTAAAAAATTATCTGGTACTCTAGGTGAAAGAGTTTTACCGTCCATATTATTCATAGATATAAAATAATATACTTTATTTTTACTATATATACCCATTATTTCACCCCTATCTATTTAGTATTATTAATATGTATATAAACTTACTATCCCCCAAACATTTTGATAATATGTAATTAGCCCTATTTAGGGACGTATAGAAAGGAGAATGATTATGCAACCATTATCAGAAATGCAAATTATTCAAAGATATAAAGAAGTAGCATTAAGAATGCTTAGATTTAACTTCCCTACCCTTAGTATGGTAGAGTTAAATGATGCGGTAGATTATTCTATTATTAAGAGAATGAAGAATGGTCCAGCAGTAATTGAAAACAATTATAAGAAAAAGAAAGAAAATGCAACTGTATTAGAAGTAGCAGAATTTATTATTAGCTGCGAACCAATCATTACATCTAGAGGAGTTATGTTTGCTAAACATGCAGATACAGAAAATCCTCTTTATAATATGATTGAAAACTTCATACAGGCTCGTGTAAAATATAAAAAAGAAATGTTTAAGTATCCTAAGGGATCTGAAAACTTCCAAAAATATAACATGCTTCAGTTATTAGCTAAGCTCGATGCGAACGCTATCTATGGTGCACTTGGCCAGTATGCATCGTTATATTATAATCTTTATGTAGCAGAAAGTATTACAACTCAAGGTAGATCATGTATCGGTGCAGCGATTTTATTGTTTGAGATGTTTCTCTCAAACAATGTTAAATTCTGTAGTTTGAATGATTGTATTACTTTCATCGATAATGTACTTAGTGAAAGACCAGAAAGAAAGTATAATGATAAGGTTGTATTAGATAGAGATATTACCTTAGCAGAAGCTTATTATAAAGTAATGACAACCTCTGGTTTTGAATGGGTTCCTACGGAAAAGGAAATGATTATTGTATGGGAAATCATGAGTAAGTTAGACCAGCAGGATTTAAATAGATTATATTATAAGAATAATTTATATTCATTTATGGATAATAAGGTTATGACAAATGCTCTTGTATATATGCTTAAAGCTCTTGAGAAACCTTACATGGATCCTAATGGAGTTCCAGAAGAGATTAAACCAGAGATGGAAGAGTTTGTAAGTTTATTAGAAGAGTACGTATATTATCATTATCAGGTTATTGATAGATTAGACAGAATCGAAATGATGCCAAGAAATATTGCTATTATTAGCGATACTGACTCTAGTATTATTACATTAGATGCTTGGTATAGATACTGTCTTGAAAAGGTATATGATATTGATATGACAATTAAGAGACAGATTGTACAACCAATTTATAAGAATGGCGAAGATGAGTTCGGAGATAGAGATCCTATTAAAGTAATTAAGGTTGTAGAACCGAGATTAGATTACGATTTCTATAGAGACGAAATCATCGAAAAAGAAAGAACTATCAATCCAATTCAAATTGGTACTCAGGAAGGATTAAGATATTCTATTATTAATATCATGGCTCATGTAGTCGGAATCTTTGTAGTAGACTATATGAAGAGATATACAATGAATTCTAATTCCTATGATCCTGAGACTCATAACTGTAAATTAGTAATGAAAAATGAGTTCTTATTCAAGAGAGTTTTAAATACTGAAGGTAGAAAGAACTATGCTGATATTCAGGAGATTCAGGAAGGTAATGTAATCCCTAAGAATAAACAGCTTACTATCATGGGTATGCCTCTTGATAAAGTAGGAATTCCGAAATCTTCTAGAGATAAACTTCAGAAGATTTTATATGAAGATATTTTAAATTGTAAAGAGGTTGATCAGATTACTGTAATTAAGAAGTTGGCAATCTTCGAAAAGCAGTTATATAAATCTCTTATGGCTGGTTCTAAGGATTATTATAAACCAGTAACAATTAAATCTTTAGCGTCTTATGAAAACCCTATGAGAATTCAGGGTATTAAGGCTGCTATCGTTTATAACTATATTAAAGACCCTACAGCAGATACAATTGACTTGGAGGCAAGAAATGCGGTTCATATTGTTAAAGTTGATATAAATAGTAAGAATGTAGAAAATATTAGAGATTCGTATCCTCATCAATATATGAAGATACATGAGTTATTAAGAAATAAGGATTTTGAAGGTGGTATTTCTTCTATAGCATTACCGATGGATATTCAAGTACCGGGATGGCTTTTAGAATTCATTGACTTCGCATCGATTATCAATGATAATATAAGAGCATTCCCATTACAGTCTATTGGTATTCATACATTAGACAATCCTAATATTAATTATTCTAATATCTTATCACTATAACATTATAGTAAGAGAATCCCTGCCAAGGTTTCTCATTTACTCAATGGATGCCATGTTGAGTGAATCCTTCTATGTCATAAAGTTGTGTAATAATGTTGGGACACGAGTATACCGTAGAGACTAAAATCTCTACGGTGTATTTCCGGCAAAAAATAAAAAATAAAGTTTTATTAAAGGGGATGTGGATAATTCCACATCCCCTCTTAACTACTCAGCTACAACCTTATGGATTTCGTAACCAAGTTCAAGCTCTTCAGCCTGATCATAGTTAAGGAAATCCGTGAGGTCGTAATCCTCATCGGAATCTAACACCCCATGAATTTCAATATCGAAATCCTTGAGATGTATACACTGCCCTACTTCCCGTCCAGCTTCCATCATGTAATCGGTTCCTCTGTACTCTTTACCCTCGAACTCAATTACGGTATTAACTCCAACCAATCTCTTCATCATAACAATTGCGCCTCCTCTGCGCTAGTGGCTTCTATAACCCTAAAGAGTATTACGAGTTCCTTGACTCGGATATAGAAGGATAAGTAATTATTTCTTCTTATCACTACTATAATATACAAATAAAATGCTGAAGATTTACATGACAAGTAGAACCTATATTTTTCTTAACTGACATAAATATAATTATCTGAATAATCCTGGAAAGGAGGATATAGATTATGGCAGTTAATCAAATGCAAAGAAAAGTTTATTATCACATGTCTACGACTAATAAAACTTTCTTAGAAATGCATAGATATTTACGAGATATCGGTATTAAAAACAACAAGTTCATGCTTGTATTATTAGACCCTGACTTAGCAGGAATAGACCCACATGACCCTAAGTTACCTACCTATATGAAGCAGAAAGTTCTTCGAGAATGTATGTGTAACTATTGGTACTTCTTAAGAGAGTGTGTAAGAATTCCATCTTCTAAGCCAGGTGGTGATAAGTTTAGATTAGACCGTGCTAATATGGCTACTACTTTCTGTCAGGCTTTAAACCTTAATATATTCTTGGAAGAGCCACGACAGATGGGTAAGACTATCGGTCTTATTGTAAGATATTTATATCTGTTTAACTTTGGTACAAAGAACTCTGAAATGGCATTCTTGAATAAGAGAATGGATGACTCCAAGTTAAACTTACAACGTTTTAAGGATATCAGAGATGCATTACCTCCATACCTGCAAATGAAACAGCAGTTCAATATGGAAGGTAAAGCTATTCGATCACCTAATACAGTAGAATCCGTACAGCATCCTATCAATAACAACAGAATCAAGGTATACCCTTCTGCAAGAAATAAGGTTGCAGCTGCATCCCTGCTTCGAGGTCGTACATTACCATTGATCTGGTTCGATGAGTACGCATTCATTCCATTTAATAATATCATTTATACTAACGGTGCTCCTGCCTTCAAGACAGCTTCCATGAATGCTAAGATGAATGGAACACCTTATGGTATTACTATTACAACAACACCTGGCTTCTTAACAGAAGATGAAGGTATTGAAGCTTATCAGCTTAAAGAGGCTGCTACCCCATTCAGTGAAATGTGGTACGATATGCCTTATAATGAGTTGATGACATTAATTGATGCTAATACGAAGTCTAACTTTATTTATATTAAGTTTACGTATCAGCAGTTAGGACGAGATGAATCTTGGTTCCGTGACATCTGTAGAGATTTACGTATGCAATGGACAGACATCCGTCGAGAAGTATTACTTGAGTGGTCTAACTCTGTTGAAAATTCTCCGTTTAGACCAGAAGATCTTGAAATTATTTCTCAGCTTGTTAAGAAACCTATCAGACAGGTATTATTCTTAGGCAAGTACTTATTTAATATCTACGAAGAAGTTAATTTGAAATATCCACCTATTATCGGTGTCGACGTTTCTGGTGGCTTTAATCGAGACTCATCTGCAGTTACTTGTGTAGACTCTAGGACTACAAGAGTATTCGCAGACTTTAACTGTAACTATATTCCTACTCACGATTTAGCTCAATTGATTTATGAATTGGTATCGAAATATATGCCGAATGCAGTAG